ATTGTTGATATTCCAAGCCAACATTAAACATGATGCCCCACCATTATCGTACATCCACAGGTCTAGTGGTTGGCTGCCTGCACTAATGTCTATCTGTCCAGACTCGTAGGCAGAACAACCTTGGTCGTTCCAGTTGCCCCATTCATTGCCATCAATGTTGATTATACCACCATCGTCCGATGCTAACCAAAACTCTATAGTGTCATGCACAGGTATTTCTATAAACCCTGTCATATGAACCATAAACAAATCGCCCGTACAATCCATAAACGGTTCACCGTCATACGAACGGTTGATGTTGTTTTCCACTTCACTACCGCAAACGGTATAGATGTCATCTGACCGTGTGGGAGGTACGGTATCTATTGCGTAATCAGTAGCCTGTAGCCCTAAGATTGGTTCAGCGTTGGCTTGCGGCGCAAACAACGCCAAGATTGCTACTGGCGCAAATATTAGCCAACGAGTCATTTCCAAGATTTCTTTTGTCGTATTTCTTTACCATAACCACCTGTCAAATATTTTGTGACTCGGTGCATACGATGTGTTAATGGCTCAGAACTAAACGGCAAAACATTGGACTTCCAAGAACTTCTTTGAAAAGGAATAATTTGTGCAAATGGAGTTCCAATCGGAATTACTCCAACAAAACCTTTCTTAACATAAAAAGGCATATTTCCTGTACCAACAAACATTCCTTGGTCAGTATCAACTATCCCAGATGTAGTGTAAAACGGCAAATCAGGACGATTTAACGGATGCACAAACAAACAAGAACTTCCTAAAGAAGTGTGTGGCTGCCAATAGGTTTGCCACGCAAACTCAACTTGATAATATTCATCAGGTATTGGAGCAGAATAGTTTTCTCTAACAATAAAAGGATGTGGGGCATCAGCAATTTCATATTCAAAACCACCACGACCATCTACATCAAATCGTATCTCACACGATGTTGTCAACATATATCCAGCCGTCAAAGAATCCAAAAAGGGCATACACGATTTAACTGTTTGATTCAAGCGACCATTAGCAATAACTCTTGGTTCAACTATCTTGTTCATAGCCTTATACCAAGGAGGCAACATTTCCGATGACGGAATCGGTTTTGCAATAACAGGACCACAATCAATACTGGTCGGTTCAAACGAAATTACTTTTTTGTTACTCATAAACCTCTCCTTGAAATAGTGTTTCGTACTGTATGCATACCAACCAATCCATAAACTAAATCGTTTTCAGGATAAGAATTAACTATATTTTGTAAGTCATGTTTATAAATATCCATTTCAAGAAATGAATAAATTCGTTCCAACTCTTTATTTGTGTCAAAAACCAAATCGTCATAATCAATAAATAGAAACTCACCAGTATTATTTTTTTTAGCAAAATCTACGCCATCACAAGAACGCATTAAAGGCTCTGAACCTTTTTTTCTAAAAACAGATTCTTGAAAAGGTTTATCGTTTGATGCATACAAAGATTTAAATGATTCTATAATGTCCTGTATTGGACGGGTCATAACAATTACTTTTGGTGAATTGGTAATATATTGTCGCAACATTTGCATATTACTTGGGATAGTCCACGAACGACATTTATCTAAAACAATTGGTTTATCAACATAACCATAATAAATATCTGGAATAGATGAAATTAAATTATGTTGTAATTCAAATCTACTAGATGCAAGTAATTGTTCACGAGAATTAATTTCACATGATTCCTGCATGTCCCACATAAGTTGGCATACCGCAGAATTTCCTTCAGCATGGATTAATGGATTTTCGGAAAGTATGCTGGAAAGAAGTGTTGAACCCGACCTAGGTAAACCACTCAAACAAACAAATGGATACTTTACCTCGGAATGCGAACCTCTATCCATTTGCTGTTTTCCTCATCCCACCTAATTCCATCATAGTCTCCTATTGGCATTGTAACAGGTGCCTGCCAATCATGGTTCTCATTTAAAGTCCATGAAGGAAATGGCTTAGGGTCAATGAAAACATCATTTTCCTCATCATAAAAATAACCTTTTTGAGCAAACCGTTTTCTAATGTTGCCATTCAAAGAAGTTCTTTTACACACCTGATTACGAAACGCACCATAATGTGCTTCCCAATCAGAAATACCATCAACAACTTCGTCCTCGTTGCGACCAACTATAACTTCGGTAACGATACTGTTTTCATCAAGAAATGCGTAATGTGCCATTACCAACTCACCGTCCCAGTTCCCGCAGTAAAAGTAATAACCTTAAACCCTGCACGACCAACACCATCATCAACGGAATAAGTTAAACCAGCACTAATTGTTGGAACATCTTTAGTTGCATCATATGCAATAATTACAACACCAGAAAAACCACCACTGCCGTTGTTTACTGCACCAGTGCCACCATCAGAACCATTCGGGCGACCATAATCTCCGCTACCACCTTTGCCAGACGCACGAGCAACTGTTGTGCCAGTTATGTTGTTGTTAATACCCGAACCACCATTACCACCAGTACCACCTGGACTAACAGCAGGATAAGATGATGCGGCTCCATTTGTGCCAGCAGAAGCAGCACCACCGCCACCGCCTCCACCACCCGTATATCCCAAACCTTCAGTTAAAGTATTTCCTCCAGCAAAACCTTGGTTTGCTGTTCCAGCACCTCCAGTAGTAGTAACAACAAAACTACCACCAGCACCGCTACCAGAACCACCAGCGTTACCGTTTCCAAAACTTGCTGGAGCGTTTCCACCACCAGTAGAAGTAATAGTTGACATAACACTATTGTTTCCACCAGAAGCACCAACAGTTACAGTAAACACTGTTGTTGGTGTATTAAATGATGCTTCTGCACTACCACCCCCACCTGATGACTGTCCAGATTTATTTGTCCTATAACCACCCGCACCAGCACCTCCCTTACCAGTGCTACCACCACCAGCAATGACAAGATACTCAAGCGTCAAGGGAGCATTAAGACTTACAGAACCACCACGCCAATAACCGTCAGCCTGATTAGTGTTACCACGCCGACTGCGTGGTGCCAAAGCACCACCGCTAACCGCTGTGCCACCCGAAGTGTTCCGAATAAAACTAGGCATCTACGATGACCTTACGCTGTAATGCGGTTGACGTACCCGTGAATCACAATAACGTTTGTTGTCGCAGCAAAAGCCTTAACAACCTTTGGGGTTGCGTTGCCTTGCAAAACAAGACCCGGAACAATCAAATACAAACCGTTCTCAGCCTTAACTGTGTATTCGATGTTGCCATCTGGTGCATCTGCTTGACCCCACTCAATTGTCAACTTTACATCTGAAGCAGACGAGTTAACAGCGTAAAGCCAAATCTCATCAACCGTAGTAGCAACGTTGGCTGCTGTGTGAACAGTTGTTCCTGCTGTTGCGGTAGCAACAACTTTAACACCCAGACCCGTGCCTGTTGTCATTGTTGTTGCTTGGAATGCTAGTTTGCTAAATGTTGCCATATCTATATAACCTTTCGTTCCCTAGGTGGGATTAACTATTAAAAAATTGCTGAAGCGAGCACAAACTGGTCATTTTGGGAATCACTAGTAAGAGCAACAGTACCTGTTGCGTCCTGAAAAGTTACTGTACGGTCAGCCGTAGGGTCGGTTACGGTAAGAACTGTTTCAAAGTCGTTATTTGTTGCACCCTCAAAAGCAATCGTATGACCAGTCGCTCCAGAAGCAGGCAAAAGAATACCGTGAATTTCTGTACGAATACCTTCACCAGCGTTTAAACCAATCAAAGCAATAGCCGCAGCCAAATTGGAACCAGTAACCTTCTTGGTTGTAGGCGTACCCGTAGTATCTGTAACCACAGGAATAACATCGGCTGCTACCACTGTGGTGGTTGCCGTTAACGCCGTAATCTTCTTATCAGCCATTACCTGTCTCCAATAAAATGTAGTCCTCTGTCTCTAAGAGCAAGTCGTCACCTAACTCTTGTTCCAAGTTGGAAATCAAGAAGTCATGGTCACTCCAATACGTGTTAGCCAAGTCTCCAAGTGTTCCACCAGTAGCCCCTGCAGCAAGGTATATCGAACCCTCTAAAGTGCCACGATACTCCAAACCAGTTTCTGACCAATAGGCATACAGCAAGTCACCTAAAGTTTTACCTGCGTCCGGGTACAAGACAACCAACTCACGAAACATTGCATCGTTAGTCGTTGCCATAATCCCTCAATTCAAACGTCACCATTTGCTTCTTATCATCTACACCACAAATCGGACAAAGCCAATCAGTTACCTGAGGAGGATACTCCTCACCACAATCAGGGCAGGTCAACAAAATCAAACAGCCCTCAACTTAACACGACCAGCCTTCTCACGTTCTGCGATAGTGGCAATCAACGAATCCAACTCGGCATCCGTCAAATCCACTGTCTTCTTATTAGAGCTAATCGTTACTGATGGCGGAGCCATCCGATTAGTCGCTTTCAGATACAGTTCAGCGGATTTGGTATCACCCTCCAGGGCCTTGTTGTACAGGTTGTCCAGAAGCTTCTGGGTTCGCTCTGGCGAACCCTGAAGGTCATCCACCTGTGTCTTCCAGCGACTACGAAAAATGTCTTTCTTTTCCCACCTACGCATCGTTGATATATCAACTGCGTTCTCCATCGAGTACTTGTTCTTAGATGCTGGCACACGCTCCGACGGAGCGGTGCACAGCCAATCCAAATACTTCTCCTGCGATGCAGTGAGGGTCATCTCTTCGTTTTGTTTCATCATCTAAAGGTGCGTTTGTTACACCACTGTGAGTGGTTGTGTACTCACTGTGAGTTAGGTAACGAACAAATGTAACAGTACCAGGGGGGAGCGGAACACCGTGAGCGACCCAAGAGCGGAACACCCAAAGCTACTAGAAGAGAAGCGCAATCACCTTCGGTGATTGCTGAATACACAAGGTAGGAAACAATGGCAACAAGCAAAAAAGACCCTCGATTGACTAGAGCTGGCGTAGCCGGCTTCAACAAACCTAAAGCCACTCCAGGACACCCAACCAAATCACACATCGTTGTAGCAAAATCTGGTGGACAAATCAAAACAATCCGTTTCGGACAACAAGGTGTAAAAACCAATCAAACTGCCGGTCAACGTGAAGCATTCAAATCACGTCACGCAAAAAACATATCCAAAGGACCAATGTCCGCAGCACACTGGGCAAACAAAGTTAAATGGTCTTCATCAAAAACAGCCCAACCAAACAACAAAAAATGGGTTAAAGGTTCATGACATACACCAACCCCTCGCTTCGAAACAAAATCAAAAACCGAGTAATAGCAGGAACCCAAGGTGGCAACGCAGGACAATGGTCTGCCCGCAAAGCCCAACTCGTAGCACAAAAATACAAGGCTGCAGGTGGCGGATACACAGGTGCAAAAACCAGCAAACAAGAATCCCTGTCCAAATGGACCAAAGAGAAGTGGACTACCAAATCAGGTAAACCATCCACCCAAGGACCCAAGGCAACAGGTGAACGCTACCTACCAGCAAAAGCTATTAAGTCTCTTACGCCAAAAGAGTACGCCAAGACCAGTGCTGCCAAACGTAAAGGCACAAAGTCCGGTCAACAGTTCGTCAAGCAACCAAAAAAGATTGCAGACAAGACCAAAAACTACAGATAGTTTTCATATTATTTTCAATCAAGGTACCCTATTGTTTAGGTACCCCCCCTATGTTTTAGTAATCACGCTCTCGCCCTGAGCAGATACCATCCTTTTACTAGAGTACCCCCACCCCCCCCTACTCCCCCCCTCGTGTGCTCAACACAGCATCGCCTTGCGACGCTTGGTGTTGAGAGCCATGCGCCCCCACTGCGACTGAGAGCCTCCCTCTCGTGCGTAGTACTCGGATAAACCACTCCAAGTGGTCGACCCTATCCTCTAGGGCTTTATAAACCCCTAACACCATGTCAAGACCTACTGATTCATAATTTCTCTCAAACGCTTCGCGAGAGAAATTATTTAGTGATTAGAACCCAAAGGGCAATAATTACCCACACCCATAACAATTCCGTTGTGGGGTGGTCAAACGAATGGAGAATAACAGTGAAAACATCACCTAATGTACTACCAAGGGAACTAAGCATTATCGCTGACCTCTGTGCGGTCATAGACAATGCTGAGTATTACTTTGAAGAGAGTAATGAAGTTTGTTGTAGTCCTTATGGCTGTAACTGCTACGAGAACCACAAGTTTGACATGGCTCAAGCACACGCCGAATTGACAAAAATGGGCTTGAAATACGATGGCAACGATGTCCACGACATGACAGGTGAAAATTCCTAACGAAAGGGGGGCTCATGCCTTCTGTGGTAAATAAAAGAAATGTACACGGTAGAAATGACACCGTATACATAGGTCGCCCCAGTAAATGGGGCAACCCGTTCACCATGAATGGTGAACAAGATAGAGAGCGAGTTATTGCTCAATTTGAGCAATACCTCTTGAATTCACCTGACTTGCTTGCGCAAGTTGGTGAATTAAAAGGGAAGGATTTGGTGTGCTATTGCGCACCGAAAGCCTGCCACGGTGACATCCTTCTACGCCTTGCCAACGAATAAGTTGGCAAGGCTAGAAGTTGTAGTAAGTCCAAACAAAAAACAAACAGTGGCAAAGCCACAGAAAGGAGTCAGTCATGAGTGCTTTGATTAGCGATGATGACTACTTCGATGATGAAGAGATAGTTGAGTTAGATGAAATAGACAACGAGCGTCAGCAAGAAGTTATCGACTTCTTGGACGCTAAATACGGTGAGAGTGGTACTACTTACATTCTTATCCGTCATCCAGAGTTCTACCGCTTCACCGTGGTAGAAGTTGCGTACACATTGGGTCATCTTCTTGACCCGACTAACTACGAATACTAACAACTTACGGTTAGTTGAGAGTACACGAGCCCCGTCACCCCTCGGGGACTCGTGTGCTCAACTACCCACCGTGGGTATATATACATAACAAAGGAGAGTAAATTGCGTAATCCATTCAAGAAAAAGAAAGAAACATTCGAAGGATATTGTTCACGAGCGCATGACCTGCGTCGTGAATTGTCAAAACTAAATGACAAAACCACAAACATAAAACAAGAACTGTCTTCAGTTCTGTCAATGATTGAAACCTACAATGTCAACATCCAAGTTGAAATAAATACAACCCGTGACGAGTTTGGTGTAAAGCCAGAGTGGTTCTAATGGTTGTCAATAACTTGTGGGGCGTGTTCGTTGTGTTACTCACAACTCATCTAGTTGCCATACTTGTAGCCTGCGTTGCGGGCTACGAGTACGGTCTAGACCATCCAGAAACCGATACAGAAGTCCCGTGGAAATTTGTTGACGGGATTAGGTAACAAACATGTGTTTCACTTGCTCGCCCGATTCCGTGCGAGCAAGTGAAACCCTCTAACGAAAGGAAATTATGAGTGACTTTGAGCCAACCCACCAGTCGAAGCATCCTGCCAGACGCTTCTATGGTGGAGTATCAAGGACAATTCAAAATGAAATTGATGGGTTTGATGACACAGACCCAGAACAAGTGCTAAATCGTCAAGACTCAGAGCGTGATTATGCCCATCGTCAAAACCATGACGATGATGTAGCCACGCCTTGCTACGAGCAAGACGATGACTACACAGAAGACCGATTCCCAGCAATCAATGAGAATCAGCGTAGACGAGCAACATGATTTCTCGTTGGTCTCGCCCCCCTGCTTCGCGTGGGTGCGAGCCCACCGAGTGAAAATAAAAAAAATAAATAAAAAATAAAAAACAACAAAGTCCAACAGGACAGAAAGGTCATCATGACCACATCAACAAAGACCAAGTCGGCGAAGGCAACAGCCACGACCGACATCGACCCAGCACTCGTAAGAGTGTTCACAGTCAAGCAACTTGACGACGGCCCAAAAAATGGCAAGTTCGTCAGGTTCTGCGCAACTGCTGAATTGAAGAACATTGAGTGGCAGGTCTACATGACTGACGCAAAAATCACCGCACACAAAATCAACGAAGGTTCAGAGTTGACAGTGTGGAAAGATTCAATCTTCATCGCAGACGCATACGACACGGTCAACAAGCGTCCAATGCTGAACAAAGAAGGTAAGACATACCCAGCACCAGTTGTCCACAGTTGGATAAACGCAGAAGGTGAAGAAGTTGTCTACCCATACGGCAAAGGAACACTTGACATCAAAATCAAGATTGTCAAGAATGAGACCA